ATGTATTATCTGTTTTTACGGAAAAAATCAAAATTAGAAGAATATAAACTTGAATTCGAGCGTGTAAAAACAGCCATAGAAGAGGGAAAAACACCTGTACAGAATGAACTTCGATGGGCAAAAACTTTGCTGTACGAATCATTCCCATATCAGTCTATAGCTGGAGTGTTGCTGATCGTAGGTACTGTTACCATCAACAAAGTACATCTGAACGAACTTGCGAAGATTGCGGTTGTATTAGTTATAAACAATATGTGCTATGCCATAAGCAATTATGTTTTTACAGTGATAAAACATTTGCTTCGGCTAAGACTCTGTAAGAGGCTTGGAATTGAACCTACGGAGCGAAATATTGCCGTTATGGAATCTCTGGAGTATCAAAGCGTATAAAACTACTTACAAAAGTAGTCGGGGAAAGCTGGATTGGAAGTCGCGGTTAAGGTTTCGGATATTGATTTTCTCTTGGGGCAGTTCGCAAAATTGCATGACAGGCGGGAATATCAGCTGCCTAGCGATTACATTCAGTCGGTGCGGTATATCGATAAATCGCTTTCGCCGTTCCCTGGCAAGTTCAGCTATGACAAGTTTCCTTATTTCAAAGAGATTGTGAACAGGCTTTCCCCTTCTGATCCGACCAAGTATATTTTCGTTATGAAGGGCAACCAGTGCGGGTACACGACCGGGGTTCTGGAGCCAGGCATGATGTACTACATCGGGGCGGATGCTGAGGAGCAGGCTCTTGTCCTTCCTGATGAGGCTATGGCCAGGGATTACGCTAAGACCAAGCTGGAGAATTGCATTGACAACTGTGGGATAAGACCGCTCATTTCGGCTCAGGCTCGCAAATCGAAAAAATCAAAGGATTCCGGTGACACGACTCTCTACAAGCAATACAGGGGCGGAGGCTTACGGATTTTCGGGTCACGGAGCGGAAACAGGTTCAGGAACTTTTCTTACAAGATTATTTTTGCGGATGAAGCCGATGCACTTCTTTCTAAAATTGCTGGTGAGGGTGATGTTTTCACCCTGCTTACGGCCCGTCAGGATGCGTTCTCGAATCATTCAAAGCTCGTGATTGGCTCGACTCCCAAAGAAGAAGGCTCTTCGCTCATCAACAAACTTTTCAACTCAGGGACTCAATGCTATTTCTATGTGCCCTGCAAGTTCTGCGGTAAGATGCAGCGTCTTGAATGGGCTGTGTGGGATGAAGTTGACAAGACAAAGCAGATTGGCGGGATTGTCTGGGAGAACGACGAGAATTTCAGACCGATTCTTGAAAGCGTTGGCTACAAGTGCCGTTTTTGCGGCGGGATTATGAAGAACTACGATAAAGTCAACATCATCCAGAAGGGCGAATGGCGGAAAAGCGTGGAGAAAGCTGAGCGGGCGGATTCCGTGAGTTACCACATTACCGCAATGTACAATCCGCCGGGAATGTTCAGCTGGGAAGATTATGTTTCTCTTTGGGCTGATTGCTGGGATTTGAAAACGAACCGCGTGAAGGACATTGAAAAATACAGGACATTCCGCAACTTGAAGCAGGGCTTACCGTTCAGGGAGCAGCATGAGACCGTAAAATACGAGCGGGCTTTGAGGTTCCGACGCTTCGGGTTTGCTCGTGGATTTGTGCCTAACCGCATGGCCGAGCGTGACTGTGGCTCTCCGATTCTCATTCTTGTGGCAAGCGTGGATGTACAGAAAAATGGTCTTTACCTTGACATCGTGGGCTACACGGAGCGGGGTTGCAACTTCTCGATTGATTTCAGATGGCTCGAAGGGGATGTGGAGCAGTTCGGCGGACCGTGGGATAAACTGAGCGACATAATCACGAACGAAGTTTTTACGGATGAAGACGGAAAACGGCGGTACAAGATTATGATTACGCTCGTGGACTCAGGTCATTATACCAGCTGGGTCTATGCTTTTGCTGCTCGCTTTTCGGCTGGTGTTTATGCCTGTAAGGGTCAGGACTGGATTAAGGACGGCCAGAGCTACCAGCTTTTTGCGCCCGCTACTTTGAAGCAAATCGGATTGCCGCTCGCTTACCACATCAACACTGGGCTTATGAAAGACAGGATTGCAAACGAGATGAACCGACTTTTCTGGAATGATGGCCAGCTACAGCCTGCATGGTATCCGAATTACCCAGAGGATTTCGGCGACGATTATTTCAAGATGTATGAGGCAGAGGAAAAGGTCGAGGTCGTTGACAAGGCGACTGGGCGGTATCTGAAAACTATCTGGCGGCAAAAGTTCGGTGCGGCAAACCACGGCTTTGATACGAGGGTCTACAATAAGGGTGCGCTGGAGATTTTCGCCGATGACATTTGCAGGAACGATTTGGGATTCCATTCGCTGGACTGGGCGGCGTTCTGGTCTTATGCGAAAGCGACAAAGGCATTTTATAGCGAGGGGTAGCCGACTACTTTTGTGAGTAGTTGGCTTTTTTTGTTTGGACTACTTACAAAAGTAGTTGAAAAGTTTTTAGTTAAAATGTAATTGACAAAATATCTAACAAGGTGTATATTATAACTATCAGGAGCGTTGCTCCGATGGAAATCTTTGTTAAAAGGAGTAGGCTATGGGTGGCAATAAGAAAAAAGCCCGCAAAGTGGTTGCAACACTCTGCAAGGCTCTTATTGAAATCCTTGTAACCGTAATCAGTACGATAATCGCCGAAGTGATTATACGGCTGATATTCGGCTAACGGGATGGTGCGGTAGGTTTTGCAAGGCTTGCCGCACCTTCACTTGTAGTTTACTCCCAGAGGGGGCTATATGTCAAACATATCAAAGCTGATTCTTAAAAATGTGATACGAGGAATAATCATTGCGGTGGTTATTTTTATCGTTTGGAAAATCTGGGGGTAACTTATGCCGCGCGGTGGTTACAGACCGGGCGGCGGTCGCCCGAAGGGAAGCCCGAATAAGGGCACGGAACTTGGAAGAAAGACAATTTTCAAGTCAATGACTGTTTCGGGAAGTCCAGCCGAAATCGATGAAATCAAACGGCTTGCAGCTGAAAGCGGGAAGAGCGTTGCTAGGTTCGTGATTGAGTCGATTCTGGGGGATTCTTTTCCGAAGTCAGAATGAGGTTTTGAAGCCGACTGTATATGATAGACCTTAAGGAGCGAAATTATGAAAATCAGAGAAAATATTGTTGTGGTAACGACTGATAAGACTTATGAGGATTGTAGTTCTTTTGAATTCTCATACAAAAAAGGTGTTGCAAAAGAACTTTTCTTTTCATGCAATAAAGGCTCGTTGGGTATTAAGATTGATCCGAACTCAATAATAGATTGCTACGATAAAGAAACAGGAATCAACTTCATGTCGGAATTGACTTCATCTTTGACAATGCCTGAATATACAGAAACACTCGGTATCAATCAGGATATTTTCAGAAACAAAATAAAAAGAGAGCTTTAATGACATTTGAAGGGGCTGCCCAGTTCTTTTCGGACAGCTCCTTTTTTTTTGTTTGGACTACTTACAAAAGTAGTTGTTAGAGTTTATCCATTTCCTGATTGTAGAAATCTTGCATGAGGTTGGCGGCGTATTCGCTTGCGGGTTCAAGCCAGGGATTTGCGGGTGTGTAGGTGGTCTTGTGCTTCAAGTTGAGAATCTGCTTTGTCTTGAAGCTGACTGCTTTTTTGCCTTTGCGGAAATTCGTAACCTGGAAAAATGAATTGTTCAGGCGGATGAATTTCTTGTTTTTGGCTGCTACAAATGCGGTTGCGACGAGGCGGGCTTTTCGGCTTCCGCTTTTGCTTGACCAGCGGACTGTATTTAATGCAACATTCGAGTAGCGGAAACGGCTCTGTACTTTTTTGGAGTTTGAGCCGCCCCTTGCCCTTGTGTTCGGAATTATAAGATTGGATCCGGACGGTGAGCGTTTTGTGCCGCCTGTTTCCTGGCGTTCCATGTAGCCGATTTGTTCAAGTGCGCCTGTGTATGCGGCGATGTCGTTTAGGCTTGCGGATTTTTTGGCAGGCGTGGTGAAGATGTTCCGTATGGTAAAATTGTTCCTGAGAGTGAAATTCTTTTCGACATTCGTGATTGCGTTTTTGCGGGCTGTGTATGCGACTCGGTTCACGGCGTTGACGGCGGCAACTTTCTGACATTTTTTGATGTCGCCGACAACGAGAGCGAACGCGTTTTTTCCTGTGAAAACTTTTGTAGCCATGCCTTATATGATAGGCTCGTTTGTCTCGTTGTCAATGAATTTTATTTCGAGGTGCGCGCCCAGGGCTGCGGCGATTTTTTCTAGCTCGGATTGCTTCCACTCATTGCGTTGTATTTTGTTAGAAAGATTCTGTCGAGTTTGTCCTGTCTTTTCAGCAAGTTCTGCAACAGATAAATTTCCCCTTTTTACTAAACAAAGTCTTATGTATTCAGTTGTATTCATGCAATGATTGTACACTAAAAAAAATACAAAAACAATATAAAAATTGACAAAAAAAACGAAAATATTTCATTTTACTATTGACATTAGAAACTATTTAGTGTACTATTAAAACATCAAATGACAAGGAGGTAGACATGGAATGAACAAGTTTCTGAAAGTGCTTGCGGTTGCCGCCGACATTGCAACAATCGCAAGCCTTGTGTTGACGGTCTGGATGCTCGTCCGATAGTCCTACACAAGTAAATCGCCCCTGCCGTGAACTGCTCCACATGGCAGGGTTTACATAGATTCTAAAATACTTTTATAAGGGGGTCAATATGGCTTTGAAGATTGCACTTGTGGTTTGTCTCGGCGTTGCCGTTGTCTGCCGCATTCTGATTCGTGTTCTTTCTCGCAAGAGTAAGAATGTTTAGAAAAAAGCCCCTTCGGGGGCTGGGGTGGGAGAATGAAATATTCGTATGTAGATAATGTTCTTGTGATGGCTTTGCTCTGCGATGCCGTCACGGAATCAAGTTTGGGGAGTGCCAAGGCTTCGTCTTACTGGCTCCGCATGATGGGGGCAATCGGTTCTAAGACGATTGTTGCAAAAATGAAAAAACCGCTGTTGGGGAACAGCGGCGCAAACAAATGAAAATGCCGGACGGCACTTCAAATCCAAAAGCAGTCTAACGCATTTTTCGGCTGTTTGTCAATTTTCATTATTTAGGGCTACTACTTACAAAAGTAGTCGGTTTTGGGTGCAGGGGGAACAATTCTGTCAGCTTTGTTTTCCCTGTATTTTTTTAAGCAATGTGAGGTGTACTTATGGAACTGAATCAATCTGAATTTGCGAGAATGTGTGGCGTGTCACCTATGGCCGTGAGCTTAAGTGTGAAGAACGGAAAACTGCTAAAAAACAGCAGGGGCTTGATTGACACTGATATTGAGCCAAACAATTCGTATCTTTGTCGTAAGCTCACAAAACTTCATAACAAACAAATTTCTAATACTGGAGAATTTGATATTTTTGCAGGCTTAAACGAACAGACTGAACTTGGTGAAAAAGTTTATTCAACCGAAGGTAAAGAAGCTGTTGCCGCTTGTAAGGCATTAATCCGATACATCGAGAAGCAGGAAGAAAACACTGCTCTTAACAATAAGCTCATAAGAAAACCTATCGACAATGCGACTTTGAAATTGCTTCAGAAAATCGGGGAAACAGTCGTAAAGAGCAAAGAGTTTGACAATCCATGGACGCAGGACGCACTGATTATGGCAATGAATCAAGAATACCGACTTCCTTATCTTCAAGCTCTAGGCAAAAGCCGGAAACAAAAAGGACTAGTGACAGTATGAGATATTCAATGGGTGGGAGCAAATGCCGTTTTCCGACTGGGAGACGGCATTTTTTTTGACTACTTTTGTAAGTAGTGCCTTAAAAAAAATTTAATTTTTTTTAATTTATAGCATAGTGTTTTGTTTTTATCTCGCTGATAATAGTTCTATGTTTGAATTGTTGATTGACAAGGTTATCGGCGAGGATGAATGGCGGGCCTGGTTCGGCGAGGAAAGTGAGTTTTCTTCGGCTGATGCGCGCAAGGCTCTTGCAGCTTTTCCTTCCGGCGAGACCGAGATGAGAATAACGATTGACTCACCCGGCGGGGATGTCTATGAGGGCATCACGATTTTCAACATTATCCGGGATTTTGCAAGAAATAATCCAGATGTAGAAATCACGACTTATGTTCAGGGAATGGCCGCAAGCATGGCCAGTGTGATTGCGCTTGCTGCATGGTCTGTGAATCCACGCAATGATGTCATTGTTGAGGACAACTCGATTTTCATGATTCACAACGCCTGGGGCATTGTGATAGGGGATGAGAACGACATGCGCGAGGGGGCTGAGTGGTTCTCTAAAGTCGATGACATGCTCCGTGCCGTTTATGTTCGGCGCAGCGGAAAAAGCGATGATGAAATCAAAGCGATGATGGACGCTGAGACATGGCTCTGGGGAGACGAGATTATTGAGGCGGGCTTTGCTGCTGCAATCATGGATATGCCTAAAAATGATGACGGCATTGAGGGTGTTGCACTAACAAAGAACGAGAGGCTTGTATCCGCTAAGGCAGCCTTCACTAAGAGCCAGGAGCTTATGAGAAGCGTGAGCGCAAAACGGAAAGAAAACGGCGGCGGGAAGAGTTTTAAGGCTGCTGCTATGGCTTTGGGATTTGAGGGCGGCTCGCCGTCCAAAAATGGGGCGGTAGATTCCGCTGACAATAAAAAAGGAGACGGTAGCATGAAGATTACTGTTGATGAACTGAAGAAGGACAATCCTGAGATTTACGCTCAGATTGCCCATGACGGCGAAAAAGCTGGCGTTGCAAAAGAGCAAGGCCGGGTGAGCCGTCTTTTGGCGTTGGGTGAGAAATCTGGTGCAAAAGCCTTTGCTCTTGAGTGCATCAAGAATGGCTCTGACCCTAGCGACGAGAAGGTTATTGATGCCTTCATGGACAAAGGGGCGGCGGCAAGATACATGGCAGCATGTGCAGATGATGAGAGAAACATCCCGGATGTGAACCCGCCGAAAGAAGACAAGAATGCGGATGCAAAAGCCATGAACGATGCTTTTGCGGCAGCTTTGAAGGGAGGCAGCGACTATGGGGACGATTAACGGAATCTACGAGACAAAGAACATTGAGCCTAAAACCTTGCTTTTGGGCGGAAACGAATTTGAGACAGGCGTTCTGAATGTTCCGGCAGCAGGAACAGGTGAGACAATCAACATTCCTGACGGTGCGGTTCTTACACGCGACGAAACTAGTGGAAAGTATGTCGTTGCCGAAGACACAGACGGTGCTTTGTTCATCCTTGTTGACCACATCATCACTCCGATTACAGAGGCAGGGGATTATCCTGTTCGGGTGTGCATCAAGGGTGATGTGAACAGAAACCTTGTTACTTTGGGCGGTGAGAATCTTACGGACGCTCAGGTTGATGCTCTTCGTCAGAACGGTATCTTTGCGCTCACAACGCATGAAATTCAATAGCGACTACTTTTGTGAGTAGTCAAGGAGAAATAAGAAATGCCTGAATGGTTGAAACAAACTTTGAGAATGTTCACCGACGGTCGGCGAAATGTCGAGCGCGGTTTCTTCGCATGGTGGTTCAGGACTACCGATGAGGATTACACAAACGCTGAGTATGTGGAAATTGATACCGAGCGAACTACAAATGTGGTCGCTCCAACTTTGCGGGATGCCACTACCGGCGCAATCATTGTTAAGAGCGACAGCTGGAAGGAAAAGAAATTCCGCCCGCCTTATACAGCAATGAAAGATCCGATTGACCTTTACAGCCTTATGAAAAAACAGCCTGGTGAGAGCGACGACGCTTCAAGAATCGGTGACTGGTTCGGACGGCTCGCCGCAAAAATCGTCAAGGTTCTGAGCCGCTATCACCGCATGATCGGTTTGCAGGTAGACTTGCAGTGCGCTCAGATCATGCAGACCGGCGAGGTCGAACTTAGGGATGACAAAGACGGCGTTACTTACAAGCTGAACTTCGGTGCAGCCGTTTCTCATTTCCCGACTGTATCTGTAAGCTGGGGCGAGGCAAACGCAACCCCGATGGACGATATTTCAGCTCTCGCTGACAAGGTTGCCGATGACGGACAGGTTGCGCCTGCTTATCTGATTCTTGGTGAGGATGCCTGGAAGAATCTTCTTAAAGACGAGACTTTCCAGAAGTGCGTGAGAAAAGACGGCCTTGGCTTGGGCGTTCTTGAGCCTACCTCTCTCAGAGCACGGGGCGGAAAATATCACGGAATTTGTGATTTCGGCAGCCACACTCTTGAAATCTGGACTTACGGTGGCTCTTATTATCAGCTCGGCAGCAATGTTCCTAAGAAATACCTCGATAAAGATGCGGCTATCGTAACAGCCCGCCCGGAAGATGTCGATTTCAGGACTGTTTACGGCGGCGTTCCTTCTTTGGGAATGAAAGAGCCGTTCGCTGATGTCGTTCCAAGCACTGTCACTTACAGCGGTGAGGGCGGAAGCGAAGGAACTGGATTCATCAAGGTTCACAACAGGGTCTATGAAGACAATTCAGGCGACACTTACACAGCAGAGTGCAAGGCACGCCCTCTCTCAATTCCTGTTTCAATCGACCGCTTCGGCTGTCTTAAAACACAGAATGCATAAGGAGGCATGATAAAAATTACATCCATGTAATTTTTATCACGGCCAAGTTTTTGCTTGCAGCAAAAACTTGCGAATCCGTTGCTTCCGTGCAACGCCGCTAACGCGGAGTTTTTTAAGGAGAAATACAATGGCTGACAAGAAAGAATACAAGGTTGCCCCACGGGTCGCTTTGACAACAAAGGGCGGAATCATTGACGACGGCACTGTCGTCACAGCCGAAAACTTTGCGAGCGAAACTGTTTTTAACGAGCTTGTGAAGAAAGGCAAGATTGTCACTTCTGAGGATTACATCAAGAAAGTCGATGAGCTTAACAATCCTGAGAAGGCTGCTGAGAACGCAAAGAAAGCTGCTGAAGCTGAGGCAAAGAAAAAAGCCGAGGAAGAAGCAAAGAAAGCTGCTCAGAATGGCAATAACGGTGGGAACAAATAATTGAACTTGCGGGAGCTTGCCAAGAAGGATGCGGCTTTGACCATTGAGGGCGAGCAGGCCGGAAACACGCTCTGCACGCTCTCCAGCCCGGACGGAAACGCCTGGCTGATCAAGATGATTCTTTCGGACATCGGCTACGAGCTTGATACCGACGGAAACAAGGTCATCGGCCGCACCTGCTGGGCCACATACATAGCCGACCGGGTGAAGGACGAGAACGAGAATATTCTAACCCCACGGAAAGGCTGGCGGCTTAACTGGATTGACATCGAGGGCAAAGAGCAGAAGATGTTCGTTCGGTTCTGTGAGCCTGACAAGACAATCGGCTGGAACCGTCTTTTTATGGCCGTGCAACTGGAGAAGACCAATGAGTGACGAATTCAAGCCGGCTTACGATACGCTCCAGAGGGAGCCTGACAACATCGAGATTATCCGAGACCAGATTGCGGCCCTGCTTGCGCTGGACTTGGAACATCAGTATGAGCTTGCGGTTGAGGATAGTGATCCGAACTCAAAAGATTACGATGTCGATGTATTCGTTGAGTGCGATGATCCGCTCCAGTATCTGGATGATGATAGCGAGGATTCAAATCCTTTTCCGTGCGTAAATGTCTCGCTTGACTCTTCTGACGGTGATGGCGGAACTGCAAGCGTGAACAAACAGACGATGACGGCCCAGTTCTTCATCGACTGCTATGCGACTGGAAACACTAGCAGCACGGCGGACTTCGGCACAAAAGCAAGCCTGAAAGCATGGAAGACGGCACGGCTCGTGAGGCGGATTCTTAGGGCTGAGACAAACACTTACCTTCGGCTCCGTGGAGTCGTGGGAAAAGTGAGCTTTAAGTTCCAGTCGGGCGAGCCAAACAGCGTGCAATCGGCTATCCGCGTGAAGATGGTGAGAATCACTCTGAGCGTGGATTATGTCGAGGATGTCGAAATCTCGGAAGGCGTGGTTGACTGGGAAATTATGGGAATAATCACTGATGAAAAAGGCAGGATTATTATTCAATAGCGACTACTCACAAAAGTAGTCAAAAAAGGAGATTTAGCGATGGGTGTTCCTGGAAGCTGGGTGAGCCGAATCACTGGTATCACCGTTACACCTAAGAATTTTAATGTGGGCAAGGCTCAGATGCTCCCCCAGCAGCTCGTTATTATCGGGCAGGGGAACGACGATGTGCTTTACTCTCTTGAAAAATACGAATGTGAGGGAAGTGCCGCCGCCGTGGGTGAGAGATTCGGTTATGGCAGTCCGCTGCATCTTGCAGCGAAACAGCTTTTTCCGTCTTCTGGTGCGATGGCGACTTTCCCTGTTTATATATGCCCGGTCAAAAAAGGTGACACGGGCTTTGCTGCTGCAAGCGGCTCAGTACTTGTTACAGGAACTGCGGCAACTGCGAACGCTTCATGCGTTCTTTGCATTGGCGGAATTGATGTTCAGCTTGCGGTTACAAAAGGCCAGACACCTGAGCAGGTTATGGCTGACATCGTTACGGCTGTGAATGCGATTACGGAGCGGCCTGTAACTGCTGAGAGCGATGAGAATCTTGGTGTTAAGCTTACTTCACGATGGAGCGGAGCTTTGGGCAACAGGATCTCTCTTTCTTGGAGCGGGGACATTCCCGGACTCACAGCGGCTCTCACAGCTTTTGACGGCGGTGCGGGCGTTCCTGCCATTGATGACGCTCTCAGCGCAATCGGATCAAATCTTTGGGCAACTTTCATTCTTAATACTTTCGACTATAAAAATGCGGACGGCTCTGAGTCGTCTTTGCTCGACACATACTTCAACTTTGCTGACGGACGATGGAGCTGGCTTGAAAAGAAGCCTTGCTATGTCGCTCACGGCTGCACTGACTCATACGTTGTGCGAACGGCAATCACTGACAATAGAAAAAGCGACTACGCTAACTTCTTGTGCGTGAGCGTTGGAAGCCCGGAGCTTCCTTTCGTTGTTGCCGCAAAGTGGCTCATGGATATTCTCACCACGGCCGATTCAAACCCTCCGCAGGGCTACACAGGAAACCTCACCGGATTGAAACGAGGCGCGGACTCAGCTCAGGAAAACGAGACTGTTCGCAATCAATCCGTCAAAAAAGGAAGCAGCACGAACATCACAGACGGCAGCGTTGCGGCAATCAACGATGTCGTTTCGTTCTACCACCCGGACGGTGAGGGAAACTTCCCGGCACGAAGATATATCGTGGACGGCGTGAAGCTGATGAATATCGTGTACAACTTGCGGCTTATCACTGAGGCCCCGGATGTTAAGGCATCGCCTCTTCTGCCAGAAGACCAGCCGACAAGCAATCCGACGGCCAAGACAACTAAGGATTTCAAGACCTGGTTCGCAAACCTTGCGGTTTCGCTCGGTGACAATGCGATTATCAGCGATGTAGATTTCACAATCAAGAACATGGTCGTAAATATTGACAGTGCGAACGGCAAGCGGGTCAATTACAAGTTCCCGACTAAGGTAAGCGGAAACATTGAGATTGTGGACGGCGAAGTGCTGTTCGGTCAGTATGTGGGAGCGTAGGAGGTAGAAGATGGGAAAAGCTGGTGGCGCACTTGAAAGCATCGTAATTGACGGAAGACGGTTCACATGCGATGCGGCGGACGAACCGAAATTCAAACTTCCTGGCTTCGAGAATGAGGTCGTGCCTAACGCAGACGGAACTTTCCGACAGAAAAAAACAAGGGTCGTTGGAACAATCACCGACATCAACATCGTAACCGATGACAGCCGAGGGGATGAGCAGTTCATTGAAGAAGCTGCTGCAAAACTCGACTTCGTTGCAATCTCTGCGACGAAGATTGACGGTACTCTTGTGAGTGGAAACATGCAGATTACTGATGAGAAGGTTCTGGACGGCAAGGCAAATACGATGGCGATTTCCCTTGCGGGCGACTGGAAGTATCTTTAATTTTTGGCGGGGCTATTCCCGCCAATATTCTTTGATTGGAGCAGACAAATGGAAAATGAGAACAAAACCGAGATAAGCGAAGAGCTTGCGATGAAAGATTTGGAGCGATGGGCTAAGGAGAATGACATCGACCTTTATGTGACCACGAAGGACGGTGATAAGCTGCTTGATGCCACAGCCCCCAAGCTGATCAAGGCAATTCAAAGAGGCTCGCTCGTGCTCAATGATGAGTGCGAGTTTGAGTACACGATAAGCCAGAAAAGCCCCCAGGGGTTCGCCGGGGAAAAAATTGTTTTGAGAACTCCGACAAGTGCGGGATACATGGCAATGGATGCTTTCAAGGAACAGCAGAGCGTCCATAAAACTTTGGCACTTCTGAGCGCGATGACAGGCAAGGATGTGAGCTGGTTCGCAAAACTCAGCAACATTGATTACAAGATTCTGAACTTCATAACAAGTTTTTTTATAGCGGGCTAACCGTTGAGGTTGCCCTTAATGGCCGGAGACAGCGCGTGAACGCATGGGACGGAGTGCCGTTGATGATTCGGGAAATCTACCAGAATTATCATCTGCCTATGATGCCCCAGAGCCTCACGCTTTCGGACATACGATTCTGGTATGATCCGCTGATTCCAAGCCTGATTGAGATGCAGAAAACAAGGGAGAAATAGAATGAGCATAATCTCGATAATTTCATTTTGTGTTTCAGTAATCGGTTGTCTTGTCGGAGGCGGTGTCATCTGGAAGCTGATTGATATTGGCAGGCAGAACGGCAAGATGGAGCAGAGAATTATCACGCTCGAAGCTCGGACGGAAGAAGACCGAAAACATGATGCGAGCAAATTCGACCGCCTTTATGAAGGAAAGAATGAGGCGAACGAACGATTGATCCGGATTGAGACAATGCTTGATTTAATACTGAAAAAAGTGAGCGATGATGAAGACAACGGCTAAAAATAATGTTGAAAAATTGTGGAAAAGCGTGGAGAGATTATGACTGAGGAAACTGAGAAAACAAGCAAAACGAAAAAAAATAAGCTGACATCTGTGAAATTCTGGGTGACGATGTGGGCCATGGTCATGGTTACGTTCATCGTCATCACGAACAAGACGGATTTTCTGAACATCGCGCAGTGGCTGTGTGGTGTTCCACTTGCGTATCTTGGAGTGAATGTCTGGCAGAAGAAGATATATGAGGATAAGGACAGATGAAAGCGATGCTGCATGTAACTATCGCGCTTGTGAGTTTGATCGGCGTCCTTTTGCTGGTTATACGAAACCTTAAAAACGAGATCAAGCTGATAAAAACACAGCTCGCCACAAGCAAAAAAGAAAAAGACGGCTATGCAAAGCAGGTTCAGAGGCTGACGAGCGCGGGCGAGATTACGGCGGAGGTTAGGAAAAAGGCTGATGAAAAGAACGCGAAACTTCATTCTGGGGATGCTGTTGACAACGCTATTAAGCAGCTGTCAAAGTCCAAAAATTGAGTATGTGGAAAAGACGGTTGTGCCACCGCTTTCTTTTCCTGTTTTTCCTGAGCCGTCGGAATGGGCGACAAGGGACAAAGCGAATCGGGCTGTGACTGTTTCCGAAGATTGGTATGTTCAGATAGCGGAGTTCGAGAATGATTATCGCGGGCTTCTGGAAGAATACGAGAGAAAAAAGGCTCTCTATGAGGGCGAGGAGATAGAAAAATGAGCAAGAAAATGTACAACCTTGTGCTCGGAATTACGGGCGGAGTCGCAACCATTACTTCGGCTGTAGTGACTTATATACAGCCTGAGTATGCGGTTCAGATTGTTGCATCTATAGGTATCGTAGAAACGGCAGTTGCAGAAATCTGCTCGCTGTTCGTCAAGAGTGAGTAGTTTTATGCCAGACTCAGGGGCGTTATCCCACTTTTAACCCCCGCCTCGGAGCTGGCTTTAACTACTTTTGTGAGTAGTAGGAGATAAAATGACTTTGACGCAATTCATCAAGAAATACCTCGGCTCTAAGGTCGATTTTGACGGCCAATTCGGGGCACAGTGCGTGGACCTGTACCGTCTGTATCTCAGGGACGTGCTTGATGTTCCGCAGACTCCGGGCGTGGATGGGGCCAAGGACATCATCAATAATCCCGGAACGCTCAAAGTCACTAGGGATTCCGCCCTTGCCGACTACTCGCGCGGGGATGTCCTCATCTGGGGAGCGACCAGCTCGAACAAATACGGACATGTGGCGATTCTGGTGGAAATTTACAACACTAAATATTTTATCGTCTTGGAGCAGGACGGATTCAAGCAGGACGGCGTGAAGCTGGCTTTCAGGAGCAGGGAGAACCTGCTCGGCTGTCTGTACAAGAAGGCATAAGGGGGTGTTATGGCAATCAACAAGGGTGAGCAGAAAGGCGGGCTGTTCGGTTATTACTGCCTTAGTTCCGATGTCGCGGATTTGGCGACGCGGGCAGAAAAAGACAAGTGCTGGAGCGGTTCATGGGCTTACTGTATGGATACCGGTGACACCTATATGTACGATGCTGAAATCAAACGCTGGATTGAGCAATAGGGGGCATGAATGGATATTCTGACCCTTGCTCTGGCGAAAAAATACACGGAGGAGACTGTTCTTGGCGGAGGAGCCATAAAAGGCAAAAACTGCACGATTCAGTCCGAGGTTCCGATAGAGGGCGGCACACGCGTTACTTTCGCATGGGAGCTTGATGACGGAACAAAAAAGACCACGACTCTTGACGTGATGGATGGCGGTCAGGGAGTCGGCATTGCATCACTTGAAATAATCGACGGCGGGCGGCTCATAGTTACGCTTTCTGACGGTACTAAGGTGGATGCGGGCGTGGTTCCGAGCGGGTACGTGAAGAGCATAAGCAAGGCGGAGATTGCCGCGCTTTTTGAGGTGGACTGATGGAAGAAGAAATCGTTTATGTCGTTGCCCCCGGCGTTACGCTTTATATTGACGATGACAATATTTATGCCAGCGGGGAAGTTGTCCGGCCAGAAGACTTTGAGAGCCTTGTGGAATTTCGCGGGCTTCTGGCAGCGGGGAAAATCATTGAGAAGCAGCCAGAGCCGCCACCGCCTGAGCCTGAGAAGAAATGGGACGGAATGACGGTTGACAAGGCACTGGACAGCGAGAGCGTGAACCCGGTGGAAAATAGGGCTGTCGCGCGGGCAATCGAGGACATTATAGCGCACGGCGTTGAGCCGATCCCGCTTAATGATATAACAGAACTCTTTAAGGAGGAGTAAGAATGGAAAAGAAGTATCTTGATTACGAGGGCTTGCAGGAACTTGTGACCCAGATCAAGGCCAATTTTGCCAAGACTGGTGCTTTCAGCTATAAGGGCGAGGTTGCCACGGCTTCGGGCTTGCCCCCTGTGAGCGGAACCGGCCACGCCGAGAACGGTGATGTCTACATGTTCACGGCTGATGCGACAACAACGGCTGACTTCGTTGAGGGAGCTGGCGCAAAAATCAACCGCTATGATGAGGTTGTTTTCAACGCAACCGAAGGCAAGTGGGAGATTCTTGGCCCTGTCTTTGACGTTGCAAACAAGCTTACTTTCGGCGCGTCAATGCCTGCTACACCTGCGAACGGTGACACTTTCCTTTACATGGGAAGCACGACTTACACTTACAGCGCGGTTTCTGATCCAACTGGAAACCCACAGGCTCAGGGCTGGTACGTCGAGGATGGCTCAGGCGGTTACATCGCCACGACCGACACCACGGTTCAGAGCGGCACGACTTACTACATCCGTAACGAGCAGTATGTGCACGGCGTTATTTACGTCTACAACGCAAGCGGCTCAGAATGGGTGGCACAGTCGAGCGGCGACACGATGGTTGCAATAACAACCGCTGAGATTGACGCGATGTTCGAGTAAAAAAAATGCGGGCTACTTTTGTGAGCAGTCCGCTGAATTGCATTTTCAGTAACCTTAATGTAGGAGAAAAAAAAAATGGCAGAATATCTTGACAAGAACGGCCTGGAAGATGTGGCAAGTAAGGTAAACTCAAGGCTCAAGACAGTAACAACGATGCCCGCCTCGGCGAGTGACGGTGCCGTGCGGCTTTATGTGGGGGCGAGCGGCCAGACTTACATTAAGGGACATGTCTACCAGTATTCACAGTCTGGCTCTGAGTGGCAGGACATCACTCCGGCGTCAGGCGGTGGTAGCTCTAACTATCTTGATTTGAGCAATAAGCCCAGCATTAATGGCAAGGTTTTAGTGCCTAATAGCGATGGTCATACATATCGTCTTGTAAATGCAGATGATTTGGGCGGATTTACAGAAACTTGTGAGCAGAACACATCTTTGCCTACTACTTATACTGTAATATCTTTCATAGAATTCAACGGAAAACTATATGCGGGTACTACAGGTCATGGTATCTATGTATCTACGGACGGTAATACGTTTACTCCGAACACATCTTTGCCAGCATCTGCTAACGTATTTGCTTTCATAGAATTCAACGGAAAGCTATATGCTGGCGGTAGCAGTATCTATGTATCTTCCGATGGCGATACTTTTCAAAGCACTTCATTTTCTGTTTGGACTTCTGTCTATGCTTTAATAGAATTCCATGGAAAACTATATGTAGGTACTGCAGGTCATGGTCTTTATGTATCTACGGACGGTAATACATTTACTCAGAACGCATCTTTTCCCACATCTGCTGTCGTATCTGCTTTCATAGAATTCAACGGAAAGTTGTATGCCGGTGCTAGAGGTATCTACACATCTACTGATGGCGATACCTTTACTCAGAACGCCTCTTTTCCTACTGCTACAAATTATACTGTACGTGCTTTCATAGAATTCAACGGAAAACTATATGCAGGTGCACCGAATCATGGTATCTACACATCTACTGATGGTGATACCTTTACTCAGAACACCTTATTCCCTACAAATTATAGTGTACGTGCTTTCATAGAATTCAACGGAAAACTATATGCAGGCACTCAGCAAGGTATCTATGTATCAGCAGATGGTGATACCTTTACTCAGAACACCTTATTCCCTACAAATTATACCGGAGGTGCTTTAACAGAATTCAATGGAAAACTATATGCAGGTACAAATAATGGTATCTACATATTCTCCCTTATACTTGACACAGATTCTGTACCTACTGCAAATTCGCAGAAACTCGTTCGCAGTGGCGGAATTTATAATGCCCTAGCGTCAAAGATTAATAGAGGTACTAATTTTACAGCAGGGCATCTTATTTGCTTCGCCGAAGGTGGAGACCTTCTTGATAGTGAAATAAGCGTTACTTCTGTATTAGGTGGTATTTTATATCGGACTCCTCGCTGGCTTAGGTTCTCGCAGTCTGACAGAAAATCCTTAGTGATTAAAGCAGGAACAGTGATTCTTGTAGGAAATTACATTTATGAGGCTGCAACCGACCAGACCTATTCAATGGGAACACTTGAAGCTGGTAAGGATTACTTCGTTTACCTCAATCTAAGTAACGGCTCATGGACTGTTACCTGTTCACAGACAAAATCGGCTGATACAAGCACATCAAGGTGCATCGGCCGTTTCCATACGCTCTGCGCTTCCGTTCCTGCCGGCACGACGATGATTCTTCCCGATTCTCCTGGGGGCGGGCGTTCTGCTGGCGGCAATATCCTTGTGAAGTCATACAGGCAGGATTCTGACCCGGATTTCTACGCTTTCTACAATAAAACGATTTCTTCTGTTGAATCCGGCACTTATTACGATGTCGTGACCTGCGAGCATCCGCTCGCTGGATTCTCGGCGGGTGACATTCTCCCAGAGTCGGTATGGTGCCTTAACTGGAAGCCCGACACGCTTCATGAGGACGCAATGGTATATGACAAGGACACAGGGATTGCGGTCGATGTCTACTTGCAGTCTGGCACGGGACTCAACACGAAGTCAGTTTATGAAGCAGCGCATACTGTCAGCAGGCAGCAATGGAACCATCAGGGCGATATGCTGGCTGTCGGAAAGAAACTTCTCAGAGATTACGAGTTCTCATCAGCCGCTCTTGGCTCAAATGAATGCACGAATATTGCAGGCTCTGTTGATGCGGGCACTGTCGGCGGTCACTCCGACTCTAACAACAGGCGCATGATTTCCGCAATCGGCTGTGAGGAGATGTGCGGCTATCTGTGGCAGTGGCTTGATGAGGTCAACGGAAAGCCTGATGAGAATGAATGGACTGTAACTGACGGACAGGGAGCCTTCGGGCAGGAATACTGGCAGCCTCGTGCGCTTCTTGCGGGTGGCCGTTGGGGCGACGGGACGCTCTGCGGTTCTCGCTGTCGCGCTGCGGATGGCGGGCGGGCGGGTGTCGACGCGGCTATCGGTGGGCGCGGGTCGAGCCGCGTTGTGCGGGGTGCGTAG